GTTTGAATAAAAAACTCTTTAATCATCAGATTTATTTTCTGATAATTGTCAAAAACTCTATTTGCTAACGATTTAAGAATTGACGATACATATGAGGCAGGCAAAAACGCTCCGCTATCAGGTATCTGTGCGGTAAAGTCTGATACTATTCTGTTATATACTTCCTTCCTATCAGAAGGTAAATTAAATGCCATTCGCTGTGGTGAAGCTATGTGTTATTTATGGTATTAATCCATAAGTCATAATATTGCACAAATTCTGTGTTATCATTTCTTATGGCGGTAATTGTCGCAGTAAGCCCTTCTTTGTCAAGTGTTTTTTGCACATTGATATTAATTTCTTTTGCAATGCCTTTTTCTATATACCAATTAAAAGCATCTTCTAATAAATTTTCGCAAATATTAATATTATCTTGGTCTAAATTACTTTGATAAAGCGTCCAAAGCAAAGAACCCTGTTCAAATCCATCATTATTTAATTCATTACCAATCCAACCGCCCCTTGATCTTGGATCTTCAATAGTATCATCTCTTTTTTGGCAAAAAATTGTTATCAAAAAAGAAGTTTCTAAACCTTCAGTTAACGCAAAATCTCCATTAGCAAAAGAAATATCCCAATTTCTATTCGCATCTTGGTGTAATTTTAAATCTTTAATTGACATAAAAATAGAATATATTATAACTAATGTTAGGCGTAGCAGTTTCTTTTAGTAGTTTTTTGGTTTCTGCTACGCTATTAATCCGTGAGTTCTTAAAGCTCCCAATATGCTATTAATAGCAGTTCTAGCTTCCGTATCTACCGTAACTCCCCCAGCAGGATTGCTAATTGCCACTCCTTGATTACCAACCACTTTAATATTATTTATTTTTAAAACTCCAGCAAGATTTATATCTTTGCTAAAATCAACTTGCGAAGTTGTGACTATTATATTTTTTTCATTAGTAGCTTCAATAATAATTGAGCCATCATTTTTAAAATAAACCTTATTTCCTTTTGCCCCATAGAGAATTTTCTCTCCTTCTTCAATTAATGGGGCATTATCTAAATCATAAGGAAATACATAATTCATTCCATAATTATCACCAATTCCTAAAACTACACATTGGTCTCCAACATCTGGACAAGCATTATCACCTGTAAGATAAATCAACACTCCTTCCTCTATATCTAGGGCATTAGGATCTTGAAACTGAACTCTAATCCTTCCAAGCTCCCCAACATATTCTAATTTTATAATTTTTGCTAAACGAATAGAATTATACATATTTTATTTTGCTGGGTCTAATATTGGGTTTAAAGATTTCTTTTTCTTTTTACCTTGCTTAATTCTCGGTTCAAATACTGAGTCCGTATAAGCCAATTTATTAATTAATGTCATTTCGGTTATAGTGCCACTAGAGGTGTCTTGCTTATAATTTATAGATTTAATTAACATATTAGTGTTTATTAGTCCAGCCCTAGAATCATTAACAGTCACTATCTGATTTATATCCCATAAAGGATTTAATAAGATAATTGGGTTTAAATTTTGTCTCCACCCATAAACAGAGCATTTATATTGGAAAGATTTGGCTAAACGGATATTGCATTCCCATTCCGCCCTTTCTTTGCACTGGCTATTATTCATACCAGTAACATTATCTAAAAATTTTCTTGTTTTTCTAATAGATTTATCATAACAAACTCCAAAATATTGAGCCGTATTATCTTTTAATGAATCTCTTGTAGGCAGTTTTGCCTCACCATTTATAGTGCCAGTTTGAGTTGGGGCTGTATTTGTTCCGCTGGATAATATTTTATATTCATAATATCTTTGAGAGTCATCACGAACTATCTCTGCAGATTTTATATTATTATTAGGGTTAGGTTTATTGGCAAAAGTATTGTTAACAAGAATTGTTTTAGATGATGTGTCGCCAATACTGCGAATAATAAAGTTGCCACTATTATCTGTTCCTATTACTAATTTTCTTTTATTAGCAAGTCTTTTAATAAAATCATAAGCACCTTCATCTTTACTAAAGCCAATATTCTCGTTGGTTAAAAAATCTGGTATAGGATTTGTAAAAAAGAAGTTAGAGTCTTCGTAATCGTTAATAATCTTGACTTGGTTTCCCAATAATTTTGTTGCTAAACCAAGTTTATCCAAACCCAAAGAATCTAATTTGCTTAAACCCATTCCCAACAAAGACTTATCTGGCATTACCACAATATAACCAGTTTTAGTCAAAACTTTTTGCACAATATCAACAAAACTGACTGGGGTTTTAAAGATTTGATTTGAAATCCTGCTATCCACAAAATCACAAAGTTTATCCCTACCTTGAATAGATATGCTTGCATTATCGCTAGAATAACTAACTCGTTGTTTTTCTATATATCCAGTTAATATAGCTTCGCCATCAATTTTAATTTTTATAAAAGAACCTTGTGTATCAAAATCTGGTTTTTCTTCTTTAAAAATACTCACAATACTATTTAAAAAAGAGCTTTCTTTTTCCATAGGAACATTGATAGTAATATCAAATTGAAAGCCAAAAAAGTCTAAATCTTTTTGAATGCTAACACTCTTAAAAGTGTTAAAAACTTCTCCATCAATATCTACTGTTAGAATATTTACCATTAGTTAGATAATGCAATTAAATTTCCATATACAAATGCTGGATCTTCTATCTCATTAAGGGCAATTAATTCATCAGCCCTAGAGCTAGTTCCATAAAGATTATATGACAAAACAGAGGCTGGAATTAAATTTGACCTAATAGAAACATAATAAGGTAGTGTCTCCCTCTCATTTTGTAAAAGTAGTCTATTTTGTGTCCTAGCATCTTGCAATGCATAATAAACATCTTCATCAATAGAATTTGGATCTAGTGAATTAAAAGCAGTATTTAGACGATTTAACATTACATCTATATCACTTTGAGAAACAAAGTCTATATTTGTAGATGCCAAATAAGCTATATTTAAACAAGCAACATCAGTAAAATTTGCTAACGCAATTTTATTATCATTTAATTGTTTAATTGGAGCAGAATCCCCACTAATTTTAGTTCTATCACCACTTCCAAATATCTGTAAAACGATATTAGTCATTATTTTAAAATCATCTGTAATAGTAGCAATGCTATTATATATAGTGGTAAATCTTCTAGCTAAATTAGCTGGTGTTTGCATCAAATTAATAATTGAAGCAGATAATGCTTGAATATCAGCACTAAATGCCCCAACCTCATCAGGAATACCATTAATAGTAGAGACAACATCATTAATAGTGTCTGTAATTTCTTGAATACCATCTCTAGCTTTATTCCAAAGTTCTATTCCATCATTAAGGTAATCAAGAGCAGAAGATAAAGCACTTTCGTTTTCACCCAAAATTTTATCATAAAGATTAGCTAAAAAGCCTTTATTTCCTTCTGTAGATTGGGGGAATATATTTAAGGTGCTTTCTAAAAATGTAATTCTAAAAGCAACAATCCCATTTTCAGTAATAAAATCTTCTGTCATAGAAGATGGAATAGGAACAACCTTCTTTTTGCCAAGTGTAGGATGTGTTAAAGTTCCAAGCCCCTGTGTTTGTAATGCCTTCATCAAGTTATTCCTAGATCTCTTATAAGCGGAGGCAGTTGCTTCTTGTATCTCTATATCTAATGCATATTTCCCAGCAATCTTGCCCAAATCTTCAACATAGCGATTATCAGAGTTTGGATATTCGTGAACAACCGTCCTGCGACCAAGCTCGGTAATCTCCGCTTTTCTAGCATAAAATCTAGCTGTTTTACCACCTATTTTATAAGAGGCTCTATAAAATCCGCTTAATACACTCATCTTCCTCCTATTGTTTCAGGTCTCCAAAGAGACATATTTTGTTCTTGTTTAACTTTAAAAAAGTCTGGCATATTTTCGGTAGTTATTTTTACTTCTACTTTTTGTTGGTTTTGCATTTTTTTATTAGTTTCATCTAACCCTTTTATTGCGGCAGTTAATGCCTGTAAATCTCCATACACAGTTCTAGTGTCAGTAAAATCTTTTTTCCATTTATCATTCATTGCACCTGGTAAAGCACCCAATAATTCATTATTCCCCATTAACCCAGCTAAACCAGCAGTCAAACCCATACCAGCTATTTGAGTCCCTCCCCAAATAATTTCTGGGACAACGCCAGCTAATTTAGAAACCGAGTTCCTAACTTCAGGGGGAACTTTACTAACCGCATCTGACAATAAATTACTTAAATATCCTCCGAGTATTCCAGCGTCATTAGTGACATCGTTTAATCCTTTAGTAAATCTGGTTAACCCTCTAACTGTTCCTATTTGCAATCCATATGTTAAATCCCCAAATGATGTCGCTAATTCTTGGGTAGCACTAGCTAATCTTCTTTCCTCATTCCCAAGTTTATTGGCTTTTTCAAGCATTTTTTTCCCAAAATCCTCTTCCATAACCTTAATGAATTCTCTTAACATCAAGTCAGAGGATAATGTGCCAGTCGCCATCGCCGCTTGAAAATACATAGAAGCATTCTCCATTGTTACTGGGGATTTTTTACCCTCAGCCTTAGCTTGCCTTTGTGCTATTCTATAAAAAGCCTTGTGCATCATTGGTTGAGCACCAACCAACTGTTGCATTTGAAGTTTAACCTCTTGGGCATTCAAGACTTGCTTTGTCAACATATCTTGAAAACCACGCATAGTATCTTGTGTCGCGGGTCCAGAAAGTCCAAGTAATCCAGCATAACCACCAATATTTTCTACAAGTCCTTTAGCTAAAGAAGCATCTGTTTTTCCACCAGTTCCTAACATCTTAACATAGGCAGGAGCAATATCACTAAAATTTAATCCATATTTATTTGAAACTCCTCTTAGGTATTGAACCTCACTTTCAGGGGTAGCTACTTCCAATCCTTTTACCTTAGGAATTAATGCAGATAAAGAAGCTCGCAAAGAGTCCATTTGAACTGTTGTGTCGTGAACATACTTAACAGATCGCCCAACTGTATAAGCGGCTGTTGCAAATCCTAAGCCAGAAGCGATGCCACTCGCCCCTAATCTTCCACCTAATAAGCCAGCCATACCATAACCAGCAACTTTGTTTTTCTCAGCAGACACCCATCCACCAGTCTCATTATCAAATTTTATTTTAGAAAATGGACCAGCAAAAACAGGGCGTGCAGAACCCCTGTAAGTAGAATTATTTTTTGTGGCACTCAATATCTCTTCCGATACATCTTTATAAACTCCCTCTATAATTTTACCACGATAATTTCCATATATAGATACTGCTGTTCCATATGGATTAGGATTATAAGAAGTTAATGCTGTAGATTGGGAATAGTTGTGTCTATAAGAACTATCAATTGGTAAAGTAAAGTTTGGGCTATATCTTCTAGGGCTTGAGATGCTAGAGCTACTTCCACCACCAACCATAACTCCTCTTGCGTAATACGGAACTAGTGCTGTCTGAAATGCTTTTTGTCTTCTGATTTCTGAAGCAGAAATTCTAGCAGAATTACTAAATGACTCTCCTAGAATAAATCCAGTAGTAGCTTTCCTCATCTTGCCAGCAGAAGTGGCAACTTTATCCATAGATTTGGAAAGTTTATCCAAATCTGCGTTTGCATTAAAATTAAATTTTAATCCTTTACCAAATTTAGATAACTTAGTTGATGTTAAATCTAATTCATTGTTTAATGACTTTAGAATACCATCAATTGCAGTAATTTGTTTTTTAAATTTTGTGGTGGCAGTAGAAAAGTTGTCTTGGACTTCTAAAATGTAGGATATTTTATCACTCATCTTGTTCTCCTTTTTACTTCGCTTTCAGCTTTCTTTTGTGCGGCTTCAGCTTTTTGGTGTTCAGATTGGTTGTCTTTAATAGCTATATCTAACCATTCAAAAAGCTCTGGGAAAGGCATATTAATAATATCGCTATAGGTGAATGGGGTATGCTTTAGAAAGCTATAGATAGTTTCTTTAAACTTCCTCCTCTCTACTCTTTCGGTAAGAAAGGAGATAGGTCTAAAAAATTTTTACTATACTCCACAAGCAATAATTTGGCGGCTCTAACATCTAGTGAGTCAAATTTTAACTTACCTTCTTGAATAGGAGAAATATAGGATTTATCGCAAAGAAATTGGATTGTTTTATAATCACTCAAATCATTTAAACCATCGCTATCACAAAATTTAAGAGCGAACATTTTAACTTTTTTAGTGGATTGCAGTGTCTTATTGTTATCAAAATATTGACATTCAGATAATAATTCGTATTCCTTTTCTTTTAAAAGCTCCATATTAGATAAAATTTATTGATTTAGAGAAAAATATTAATCAACCAATATCATTGGCATAGATTCAAATGCTAATGAAATAGTCCCATCTGGGTTTTCATTAATTTCTGGATCACTCATTAACGAAGCATTTTTATAAAGTTGAGTTTTACCAACCCCATCTGATTGTATTACAATTTGATTATTACCCTTATTAGCTTTGATGCTTTTAATAAATTGTCTTGGATCAGAATCGTTATCAGAATCAGACACTAGAATATCAAAACTAACTTTAGCAATTGCTGTTTCTAGTTTATCGTAAGACTGAACATCTACAGAATTACCAGAAATTTGCACTCTTTGCACTGTCTCTGGATAACCACCTTGAGTTTTTAAAGATGTATTAACATAATAAACTTGAGTGCCATTAATAAAAATAATCTTATTTGTATAAGCCATATAACTATAATTGTGGTGTTAAATCAAAAGTAAATGAATCTAATTGCCCCATTAATCTAAACGACATAGAACCGCTTACCGCTCCATTCGCAGTATTAATATTAACAACTAAATTTGTTTGAAACTCACTCAAAAGAGATGCAGAATATTGCAATATATTGTAAGGGAATAAACAGAGGTCAGTGTAAAGACCAACAATATAAGCCCTAATTGATTTTTGCGTCGCATAACGAGCCAGAGTGTTATTTGGCAAATCCCCATTTGTTAAGGCAGCTTGTGCGTAATAGCTTTTCATATTTTTCATAAAATACTCTCTAGCAATAGTGGCACAGTCGCTTTTATTTAAAGTTTGGTAAGTTTGCCCATCAGCGGTAGGAGTAGCCTCTTTATAAGAAGTCATCCAAAGTTTATTGGTTACTGCAACAGTTCCGCTTTCATCCATACTTAAAGTTGAACCTCCTAAATCACCTAAACCTTCAATTTCATCAAGAGAAAATCCTTTGCCAGTTGCAATATTAGCAAAGTTATTTAACTTCATATTTGAATAAGGTAAGCCAGCAGTAAAGATACCACCTCTATTATTATCACTCATCATAAACGAGCTAGTAGATGCATTATCTTTAAGTCTTAAAGTTCTAAGAGCGGCAATATAAGCAGGAATAGTATAATCTAATTCAGGCATTGCCCCGCCTTTATAATCTGCATCATTCACAAGTTTATTGCATATATAAACAATAACTTTAGAAGATAAAGTTCCTGGAGCTAAAGCTGTTTGGTGATTAGCGTAAGTATCGGTTTTAGCAATAATACCAACACCATCTAAAATAGTATTTCTAGTGTTAAATTTAGCTTCTAAATGAGTTTTAACAGTAGATAAAAAGCATACTGGAGCAATAATATCATATCTTGAAGCATCAATTTTGCTTAAAATACCAGTAAGAACAGGATCGGTAGCACCAGAAGAAAAAACTGTAGTAGTTTGGGTTACTCCACTTGGAAGAGATTCAGCTTTAATAGTAATTCTATTTCCTTCAGTTCCTTTATTTTTAGCAGTCAAGGCAACAGAACCAGCAGTATTTATAGCAGTTACAGGGGAATTGCTATCAGCAGTAATAGCGGTTACTAAATCAGCACCAATTGTTGTGGCAGTAGATGAGGCAGTAGTGGCAATTGCATATCTATTTTTAGTATAAGAACCAACAGTCACATATAAAGTTCCTACTACTGGGCTAGAAGCGGCAAAGGCAATAGAGCCAGTTGCGGCAACGCCAGAACCATTATCAGATACAATAATCGCATCTAATCTAGTTTGGGTATTAACTTGTTTAAAAATATCTATCATCAAATGACCAATAGAACCTGCTCCGCAAAGAGCTTTACCAGTTCCTAATTCATTTGAGATATTAGTGACTAACGCTCCAGAAGTAAATGAGCCAGCACTTGTCCCTTGTGCAAGAATAAGTGGAATGCGACCAGAAGCGGAGATTTTGTCTAATTTAGACAAAAGTGTAAATTCGGAAATAGGATAAGTGCCTGCCATATATTATGTTTTTGTGGTGAAAAACAATCTCTATTTTTTCTTGCTTTGAGCCAGAGATTTTAACTCAAAGTGATCTTTATTTTCTTCAAATCTTAATTGTTCAAACCAAATAGAATCTAGTGGAGTCCCATTTTGATCAACTTCAATATTGATAGAAGAGTCTTTTTTATACCATTTCTTTTTGATATAAAAATCTTTTAAAAACTTTAATTCTGCTTCCATATTTGTTATAAATAAATCATTGTGGCAAGTGATGATTGCCGTTGACATTAAAAATCTTTTTACTAGACTTTGCAATAACTAATATTCAATAGTAGTAATATAATACTTACCAACTTAATATGGCATCCAAATTAAATATTCCTAAATCTATTTCTAATTTAGATAAACTTATTAAAGCTGGGATTAAACAAGGCTTGCAAAAAAGCTCTGTTGAAATTGCAGGTATTCCTAATACCACTTCTGGAGGTGTTATTAAAGACGAAATGAATAAACCTAAAACAGGTGCAATTTATCCAGTTATTGTAATTAAAAAAAGAAAATATACAAATCACCAAGCATCAAATAGAAGTGGAAACCAAAGCTCCGCTATTTTAGATGGAAGATTAGCAAAAAGTGTTCGTGGTAAAACTTTAGGGCAAAACAGATTAGAAATATCTGCCGACACTCCTTACGCAGGCATACAAGAAAAAGGTGGAATTAATGGACAAGGAGCATATATTGCACCAAGAAACAATCTTATCCGCCCAATTAAACAATCTCGTGGTAATATTATAAATAATGTAAAAGAAGGCATTAACTCTAAATTAAAATAATCAATTACTTTTTATAATGCAAGCAGAACAATTAGTGAACCAACTTAAAGCAGTCCTTCCAAGATATACTGGAGACTTCACAACGAATACAACTATAACTTCGTTAACAAGAAGTGGCTCAACTGCAACCGCAACTACAAATGTTGCTCATCAGTTAAAAGTTGGTAATAAAGTTTTAATTAATGGAGCAAAAGTTCCTGTTGTTATATCTTCTTTAACTAGAAATGGTAATTACGCTTTAGCAATCACTGCAAGCGACCACCCTTTAATTAGAGGTAATATAACCGTTGAATTAAGCGGGGCAAATGAAACTGCTTATAACGGAGTAAAAACTCTACTTGTTGATAAAAATAATTTTTTATCTGCACCATCCATTGAGGTTGAGTCAATAACTATTTCTGGCTCTACTGCTACAGTGACAACAAAAACTCCTCACGGATATATTAATAATCCTAATATCCAAGTGTCCATTACAGGGGCTTATCCAGATGTCTATAACAAACAAACATTACTAAATAGTGTCCCGACCTCCACTACTTTTACATATACAGTTTATGGAACAGAAAATAATGCTACAGCTGAATTTGGTAAGATTGTAAAGGTAAAGCAATTAATAAACTCAAGAACATTTATTTTTGAAGTATCTGGTAATCCAACAACACCAGCTACAGGCACCATTACCCAATTAAGCTCATATAAAGCTGGATATAATGGATATAAAACAATATTAACTACACCAACTTCCACCACATTTACTTATGCTTGCGACTCTAATTTAGGAACACCTGCTCAAGGATCTATAAGCTCAAGAAGCAATCCAACTATTACTGGCTCCGTTGATTATGAAAGAGCTGTGCAAATGTTTCAAAGTGGCAATGAATTTGGGCAACCAGTTAATTGGGCTGTTTTAATCTTGGGGGATGAAACTACAAGCAAAAATCAAAGCACTAAAACAGACGGTATTTCTACTTATCAAACTGGAAATAATATTAGGGAAAATAGTTATCAAAATATAACTCTGTTTATATTCATTCCTTGTGGCTCTACTAATGACCAGTTGCTTTATGCTAAAACAAGAGATGTTGCAACTTCATATAAACCCATTATATTCAAAGCATTATTAGGCTTTAGACCAACAAGTAATTTAAGTGATACTAGATATTCTGGCTTAGTCTCTGTTAGTAATGGGGTATTTCAATTTAATAGCTCTTACTATGTCCATCAATATACATTCCAAGCGTCTTGCTGGCTTAACCAAGATGATACTATTGATGCTGATGATGCCTTTGCCTTTAGAGAATTTGACTTTGATGTTCTTAACACTGATTTTAACCAATCTGTTATGAGTATTGAAGGCGATGTTGACCAAGAAAATTAATTTATGAATCTTAGAGAAAAAAGAATCCATAAACTATGCCAAAGTTATTTTATTGAAATAATAACTACAAAAAATCAAGCTATTTTAGATAAACATAAAAAAATACTTGTCAAATATGGCAAATTAATTGAATTTCATAATAATCAAAATTCAGCTTATTTTCGTCTTGGAGATAATGCCTTGACTATCCAACTTAGATAATTTATGAAAAAACTATTAATTATTTTAATATTAATTCCATCTTTTGCTTTTGCAAAAATAAAAAATAAATCTTTAGATTTAAATGCTAAGGTAATAGAGCGTTGTAAAAATTGGGATACGCTTGAAGATATGTCTCAAAAAGAAGCTATCAGGTGTCTAAAAGCCTTAATTATTAGGAACGACAAGGCTATTAGATTTCATAATGCCGATATTATCAACCTCTATGATATTATAGATAATTTTAATTAAAAAACCATAAACATCCTAGAATATGAAAAGACTTGGCAACAAAGAGTTATCTAAAAGATTGATTGATAATTATTATAAGAAGTTTGGCACAACTAGAGAAAAGGAAAGTAAAAGAATAAAATTAGCAATGAAACAAGATGCAATGCCAAACTATAGAAATGCTAAATTAGAAGATTTAGAATATCTTTTAGAAGACCATAAACATCTTTTCCCAATCAACTGAAAAGTTTTTATACCATAATAAAAATTGAGCCATACAATCCGCGTCTTCGTCGTGAGAAGCATTAGGGAACTGCATCAAAGACTCTTCAAAGTCAAATAACCAAGTTGCATCTTTAGGAAGATAAACATTTCCATTCGCCATTGATCCAGTAGAGTTATAAAATCTAATTTCCTTTTTAATTCCTCCGTGAGAAATTGGCACTATACCATAATTACATTCTTTAGGAAGCTCTTGTATCAAAGAAGAGCCAGTATTCGCATCTTCAATCAAGATTTTATTTGCCGCAGGAAATTTGCCAGCAAACAAAAGTAGATTCATTTTAGTATCTTGGTAGATGGCTCTTTTGTTATAGCGGTCAATTAAGTAGATAGAAGAACCTTTTACTCCAAATTTAAGAAAGCCAGAAGGGTCATTTATTTCCTTAACTTTCTGAGCAGTATCAGCACTTACATAAATACTATCAAATTCCATAAATGGAACTTGTGAAAGATCAAATCTTTCAAACCATTTCATATCAACCATATTTCCACCCTCTGCAACTGGCTTTTGCATATATTGAGTAAAAAATACTTGCTTTCCATTAGCTATATTAGTCTCAGTATCTACAACCCTATTCTTTAGCTCATCCACTTTTTCTTTTGTAAATCTTGGTAATTCTGGTGCTAATAATTCCCCTGCCTCAACCTCTTTTTTAAAATCACCAAAATAAAAATATTTTTTCTCTTCAAATTCTATTGGTAAGCATAAATGAGTATATTCCTTTCCTCTAGTTCTTAATAAAAAACCAGTTAAATCGCTAATGCCAAGCCTTTGCTCTATTATTACAAAACTATTTCTTACCACACTACCACGACTTTCAAATGTATCCGCAAATTTACCTAATAATCTAATTTTAGTAGCTTCTGACTGCATCATTGTTGATGACATATAATCGTCAAACAAAAGAAAGTTTGCTCTTTCACCAGTAATATTGCCTTCTGTGGCAAAACCCTGCATTTCGCCACCCATAGTAGTTCTAAAATGTGTCTCTGTATTCTTTTTATCATCCGCTTGAAAATCAGAAAACATCCCTTGAAAATGTTTAGTTTCGGTAATTCTTTTAGTCCAGCCAATATTCCTATTTACAAGATTTTCTTTATTTGAAATTGCAAATATTTTTTCGTGTGGAGTTCTGCCTAATATATATGACGGAAGGGCAGATGACCATATTGTTGACTTCATTAATCCTGGCGGAATATTTATAATAAGTCTTTCAATTTCATAATCTGCCACTGCTTGTGCATATTCACACATTAAGTCAATACTCCAAGTATTAATTAGGGGGGAATTTGGGTGGATAAATGGATAAGCAAACTCTTTAAAGTAATCTCTAAATTTTCTTTTTAAGGAATTATTTGAATGCTGGCTTACAAGTTGTGCTAATAAAGGGTCTAGGATTGTTTGGTTTAACATATTTTAAACTTATCTATATCCTTGTATTAGTTAAATTAGAATCGCCTCTAATAGAGCATTTAAGCACTATTGTTTCATATTTACCTTCCAAGTTGGGTATAATCTCTACAATTTCATAAAAATTGCCACCAAACTCTAAAATATATGTTTTATTTATTTTAATTGAGTCATAGCGAATATAGAAGTGATCTGTTATTTTTCCTATCATATTAACGCCATCAAAAATATCTTCTCCATTGGCAGATTTTTGCATTGCCCACATTGAAGCAATAGGTTCAAGGTTTAGGTTTGGATCAATAGAAGTTGTGTTTGTAGCTTGTTTGGTCTTTTTATAGAAGGTAATAAAAGAACGCATATTGCCTATGCAGGTTTTAGCGGCTCTTGGTTTAATTCTAGCACAATTTCCCATTAAAAATTTACAATTTTAAATTGGTCAAATAGTTGCATTGAAGCCATCATATCATTCATATTGGCACAATCGCCTCTGTTTTCGTAAATATATGAGATCATTTGAAGTAAAGCCATCTTAACATCTTCTGGAATATTACAGCAAGAAGCACCATAACCAGCAACAAAAGTGATTATAACGCTTTGTTTTCTTGTGTCAACTTCTGGAAATGACTTATCTTGCACTAAATAGATGCCAGAATAGTCAGTGTCGTCAGTAAAGTAATAATTAGTGGATGCCCAAGTGGTAAGAACTCCGTCTTTGTAATACTTGATATGAGTAATGGATTGGAGTTTTGACCTTATGATAATAATTCCATTGTCGTTATACTTAGGATAAAGCGGACTTACTCCTGAATAATAAGAAAGGGAGTTGTGATCGGGAAATCTATCTAAAAATGTTTTGTAGGTTTTATTAATGAGGTCTCTGCCAGTCATTTTCTCAAAATACCCAGCAACAGACTTAATTATCGCTTTTATAAGATTGTCATCTACAACAAGGCTACTAGGAACTTTTAAATAACTCTTAACATCATCTATGTCTAAGGGTAAATTTGTAGCTTCAGTAACCAATGGGTAATTAAGCGGTTGCTGAAATATCATTTTAATTACTTTTTATCTTTTTTAGATTTGTTCTCAGGAGTATTAAGAATAGCTTTATTTTCTATTGTTGGCATCACTTTGACTCCCCAGCCTTCTCTCACAAAAACCTCTGCCAATTCATCAAATACTTCTTCTGTGTTTCCAGATATATATTCTTTGGTAGATATTCCTAATGGACAAGAAGCGGCTAATATATTTTTCTTAATTTCTAATTGCATAATTTAAATTTAAAAAAAAGGGGAGTTTTTAATTCCCCTTTTATTATTAAGCGGTAGGTGAATGTAAAGGAGAAGATAAAATTACATCAACTGTAGCTGTTGAGCCAGTAGTTACAGAAGTTGAGGTAATTGATGCTTTAATGTAGCGTTTTTTACCAACATAACCAATTCTTTGGCTAGTATGAGAAGCTGTTAAAGCTGTAGGAGTTCCAATTAAAAAACTAGAATCAACAGCAGTAAAAGATCCGCCAGAAGTATCAGATTCAGTAATAACTGGCAAATAACTTCCGTCAGTTCTAGTTCCTAATTTAAAATTAAAAGTTGCACCTTGATAAAGAGCAGTATCAATTTCAATACCAACAGTTGTGGTATTAGTAGAGATAGTTGCAATGTTTAATGCGTTAGAAATTGTAATATTATTTTTTAAATCAACAGATGACATAGATTATTTTTATTTAAAATTAATAAAAAGGGAGAGATAAACTCTCCCTAAATTTAAGAAGTTGCAATTTTTAATTTACGAATAGCTTCGGGAAGAACAACTTGTCCACCAGTTCTTTTGGTAATCCAAAAAAATAGTTTATCAGTTGATGCTCCACCAAATGGATCTTCTTTTACGGTAAGATTTCTATTGTCAACAATTCTGTATCCCCTAAAAAAGTCTCCACATAAAATTGGGAATGTGTTAGCCCCAACATTTGGCATATCTTGTGCTAAAAAGTAAGGAATGCCAGCTACTGTCGCAGGAAGTCCACCATTTAACGCTGGTTGAAATAAATAAGCGTCGTTAGTAGTTCCTTTTAAAACTCTAATATGAGAATGCAGAGTATTTCTATTGAACATATAAGCAAGGTTATATCCTGGTGCAACATCGCCTTGAATTTTTAATAGAGCATCGCCATTACCTAATGTAGAAGCGGCACCAGAGGCGGTATAACTAATATAAGTATTAGTTAAAAGACCTTCAGCTTGTTTTGAGCCAGTTCCGTTAATGAAAAGTCCGCCTTCGTGCTTAGCAATAACTCTAGCAATTTGAGAATTAATTTCGTTTCTCATACTAAACAAAGAATCTTCTAACATTTCAGTTGAAATTTCTATTTTAAAGCCAAACTTATGAGCAAAGATTTCTTCAGATCCATAAGAAGCATCAGAAGATGTAATTGCTTCGCCTTCTCCCATATTATAAACTGTTGGAAGGCTGGTTTCTTTAGCGACAGTAATAGACTTCCTATTTGTCGGAGTTACTCTAGCGACTTGACGAACTGGTGAAATTTCAGTAATATTTTTGATAATTTCGTTAACATATTCGGTCGGAGCTAAATAACCACCAGCAGTATTGACATCTGTTCTAAGATATTTAACTTCAGGTTGGAATCTCATTTCTTTTGTGCCTAGTGTTAACATTTTTTCAAATGCCTTTAATTCTTCTCTGATTTCCTCATTATTGCCACCACCAAAATTAGCACGAGTAAGGACAGCTTCCCTTGCTTTAGCTTCAGATTCAAAGTTTTCACGAGCTTTTCTTTCCTCAGCTATTTTATTCATTATATTAGTATTGTGAGATTCAAACTTTTTATCATATTCATCATTCATTGCTGTTAGTTTTTGTTCAAAACCAGATGATTTTTGTTCAAATGTATTTCTAATCTCATTAAGCAATTGCTCTGAAGATTGTTTAACTTCTATGGTCATTTTATTTATTTAATTTGTTGAAGAAAATTTTGTAAATTAGTTACTAAGTTTTGCTCTGCATCACGCAAAGATTGTTCTTTCTCATCACGAGAAAATTCTTTTACTTTTGAAATAAGTGTTTTTGCTTCTGTGTTAGAAAAACCACTTTCTTTCAAAACTGATTCAATATCTTTAAGTGAATTTACTTCCTTAAAGTTTTTATCGTCTTTTTCTGGATTTAAAAGCTCTTTTATTTCCGCCCTGTCTTCTTCATCTAACTGTGTGTCTTTCAGCATAGATTTAATTGCAGTAAGTCTTGCCTTGTCATTCATCGGAAAAGTAACTACTGAACCTTCCATAAGTGTTGACTTTTTAATCATTCTACATCTCTTACCATCCACCATTTTTATTTCACAATTTTTTTTATCTAATTCATAGCCAACAGAAAAACCAGAAATATCTCCGTTTTTAAGGTTGGCGTATTTTTCAGCGGCATTGGGAACTAGATAATTTTGGGTAATTGGATCACGCATTAGGTTAAATTTGGCATCAACCATCTTTAAACCGTATTCATCAGGCTCAATTCTAAATTTACCAATTGGTTTTTTTGTATCGTGGTCAGCTAAAAGAGGGTAGAATTTACCACTAGGCTCTTCAGAGAAGGCTTTAGCGTCAAAAATATCATTCCCAAAATCAATGTTGTTAAATGCAGCAACATATGCCTCAAAAGAGCCATCTTCTTGCAGACTCTTAATTTCTAATGTAAATTGTTTATAGTTTAATTCCATAAGTGGTGAATATGGTTAATATTCATTAATATAAACATTGCTTTTTATTAATTAGCAATATAAATTATCTATTAGTAGTAATATAATACTTACCAATGGGCAAAACTAATAATTCAAAAGAATATATTTTCATAACTCAATTTGAAAGATTTTATCCTATCTTACATAAGGAGGGCAGGATAACAAAACCTACAAGAGATGCTTTTATGGAAGAATATATTGGTATTTCTAAATATAGTTGGAAAAATTTCAGAATAATTGGAATAGCAAAGCGTTATCAAAGAATCTTAGAGCTTTTAAACAAAGTATATCCTAAAGAATAATGCCATTGTCGTATAATGATATTACATCGGCTTTGTAACCCAATGATGGGGGTTTGATTCCTCCCGATGGCACCAAAAAAAGAAAATTAAAAATCTTACTAATCTTCCAAAGCAATAGATTGGGTAGGAGATGAATTAGTCATTCCATTTGCCGCAACTCCATAATTTTCGCCCTCTTCTCCAGCTACCGCAACTTGGTTTCCATCAATATAAACTGCATTCCCCCCAATATTAGTCTTAGGACGATCCATATACTTTCTAATCTCATTAATTGTGAATACTCCCCCTTTCTTAAGGGTAGAAATTGATTCAAACATACGAACTTGTAAAGCCATAATAGAGGACTTATCATAGCCAACCTTAACAATATCTTTTTGTGGATAGAAATTTTGATAGACAAAGTAGTAATAAAAATCGCAATACTTATCTAAAAGAGGTAAAACAGCTTTGTCGTAGAAATAAAGGTTAGCTTCTTTAGTGGAAGCGGCGGCGGCAAATTCACCCTCTACAGACGGCAGGGAAACATTGAAATTATTATAGATCGCAACCCTCATTCTTCGCATTAACTTCTCAAAATCCATATCTTTTAGGTTCATATCCAAAGAAACAGCGGTAAATGGCATACCCATTAAAAGAGTTTTTCCAGTATTGTTTGCCCCAGAGAAATTCTTTCTAAGATATTCTCTCATTTTATCCAACATATCTTGCGTAGGCATAGATGTTCCTTCTTTAGGAGAAAACATCATTTTAGAAGACATCCCATTTTTTAGAAGGTTTGTATTGTGAATTGACGCTTGAAGATATTGGTTCATCTCTAACTCTACACTTTGCAAAGGAGAGTCGCCATATAAACAGTTATTCATAGGATTGGTGCTAGGCTCTTTGAAGTGGACAAGAGCACCAAACTTATCGTCTACAAAAATCTCCACCCATTTGTTATTCAAATTGCGAACTAATTTCTTATGAAAGTATCTAGAAGTTCCATTTGCACTATAGTAGTAATGATTTACATAGCCATTGTATCCAGCAACAGCGGTAATAAAATCTGGACGCAAATTAAATATCTCATTTGGTTCAAAAATAATTCTATCACCAGTAGAATTAAGAACCCCAGTAACGTGAATATAATTATTCCCAGTGGCTAGGTAGTGGATAAATGCCTCTTTGCGAAAATCTACTCCTGTTTGTTGGAAATTTGGTCTACTAAACTTCTTAACGAAAGGATTTTCATATTCAGGTTCTAAACCTTCCTCACTTTCTTCGTAAGGAACAAGTTTAATAGCGGAGGCTTCTGAAGCAATTTTTCCTATAGCATCTCCAACAGGAGCTATTTCTGAATAATATTTTAAACCAATAGTAGGATTACTAGCAAAAGAAAAAGATTCGTAGTAATCTCTCAACATCAAGGCATCATAAGCACCTTTCCTCTCGTAACCAAACTTTCCTAGTATTTTTTGAAACATATCTAATTATTGCGGTGTAATAATAATATTTAATGTTTTAAATAAAAAAAAATTATTTGCAAGTTTTTTATTTACCAAACACAATCTATGCTCTCCTGTCTTTTTCCTTATTTTACATAATCTTTTAAAAATAATGTAAAATGGTGTAAAATTATCTTCCACTTTGGAATAAGTAAAATAGCCACTAAAAATAAAATAGATACTCTCAACCTTACTCTAACTTAGAAAAAATAAAATACTCCTCTTGGAGCCTTTAAAACAGCATATAAAAAATAAATATTGACAAGTAATTAAAAAAAAAGATACTTGACAAATACCCTTAAAACTGGGGGGACAGGGGGGAGGCAGCTAACTAGCTAGCATTTCACGGAAGTGAAGCCGCAGAACAAAACTTGGGAGGCATAATGTATTATATATTTCTTTTCTAGCATCCTACTCAAGCTATACATCTTTAACTGAAAAAATTCCAAAAAAATATTATACCAAAATTGATAATTAGAATTTGAAAAAAAACTGATTTTGATATAGGGGGGTCTAATGGAAAAATATGAAAAATATGTGAGGGGTAGCTATTCAATACAACAACCCCCCCCTCTTCCGCTTTTTGAACATAGGGGGCATATAACCAACCCAACTAGCCACCAGCCATCATCAATCAACCAACCTTTGCAACCCTCGCCATCTCTGCCAACATATACTCGCACGACTCAACCACTATTTTTAATTCATCTGCATTTAATTTTTGAACCAAAGACTTTATAGCCAATAATATTTGTGAGCTAGAAAATTCAATTTGATTAGCTGCCAAAGTGTCTGCACTAATAGCCGTAAATTTTGCA